TTCAGCATCGAGACCGTGAATAGCCTTCAAGTCTTGAGCAAGTTCCATCGTGTATTCTGCCTTCAATGCACGAGTTTGTGCAGTGACGGTTTGTTTTTCGATAGAGAATGCCATTTGAGCAAACTGACTGTTTGCACCTTGTGAGCCAGCAGGATAACCCAAACCTTCACCTGATGTGGTTGACATAGCAGTTCCAAGGAACGGATCAGATGTACCAAGACCAAATCCTGATGCAGTAAGACCTGTAATACCAAGACCGAACGGATCAGTTTGAACGGAAGTAACACCACCCGCATCAAACGCACCACCAGTGGTGCTGTTTCCAGTTTGTACGCCAGTGTAACCTGATGCACCCGCACCAGAGAAGCGAGTATCTGCTTCTTGGAACAGTGCTTCAGCGCCGTTTTGCGTATTGTAACGACTACGAAGGGCAAAAATCAAGCCTGTTGGGCCGGACATTGGTTGAACTCCGCATACATCGTATGCAATAAGATTTGGCATGGAGCGACGAACAAGTGAGATCAGAATAGGATCCCACTTAGCAACACCACCACTATCAGGCATAGCACCTGCAAAGTTAGAGGCGGTATCTTCACGCAAAGCCTGTTGCTGATTCTCCAAAAGAATCGTGGTAACAGCCTTACGGTAAGGGTCAGCGATTTCAGCCAATTCTGGATGCTCAAGTACGGGCTTCCATTTTCTTTCAAGTGCTTCATTAATGGTTAATTCCATTGTGTTTTCTCCTGTTAAAGTAGTTGTTAAAGTTTATTTATAAAATGTCTGTTTTCAGTTAGTTTTTCTTTTTGCTCTTACTGAGTCGAGACAGTGCTTGCGAGTAAATCTCCATTGATTCAGAAAGTGTATCTTCTGTTTCGGTTGGTGCTTGTTCAGCACTATCAAGATCATCTTCTGCTGCTTCTTCCGACAAGAAAGACTTGCCTGAGGTAGAAAAATATGATTCTCGAATAGTGCTAATTTTTTCTTGGTAGTCAGCGTTGTCGTTAAAGGAAACGCCTTCAGCGAGTTTAACAAAGCGTTCTTTGTCAGTTTCTGCCAAACCTTCGGATACAGTACCCAAAAGTTGCTTTCGCTCCAATTGACTAACCTTGTTCTTTAATTCAATGGTTTTGTTGAGTTCACCGTTGAGTGATGTGGTAAGTTCCTCTACAGTGTTTGCCATTTCATCAAGAATATCAGTTTTGCCCTCTGGCACACTGATATTGTTGTTAATGAACAGTTGACGCAAACCTTCCATAAATTCTTCTGCAATTTCGGTACGCAGACCCTTTTCCACAACAAGACGATTCTCTTCAATCCATTCCTCGATAACATACGACAGGTATGAATCAAGTTGCTCGGTCAGTTCAGTTTTGATGCCTTCAACTTGCTCGATAAGATTGGTTTCATATTGCTCTTTAATTTCAGACTCAACCACTTCAAGTCGTTCATTGATTGCAGTTGTGAAAATCAGTTCTGCCTTTGAGCGGAATGTTTCACTAAGCTCTTCGCCGTTAAACATTGCGTCCATATGAACTTTTACATCTTCCACAGTGGATCGCTTCTTATCCACCAATTGCATCTGCTTTTCTTTGGATTCTGCTGTGCCACCTGCCTTAACAGGTTCTGGAACAACCGCACCACCGTTAACAGACTTGTAAAGACCCTTGTATTTTGGGGATTCTTTTGATGTGGTAACCTTGCTACCCTTCTTCATTTTGTCGGACTTGGAACGAGCGCTTGCAACACTACTTGCTTGCTTCGCTGCGGTATCCTCTTCAATAGAGTCGGTTTCATCGGCAGCATCAGCCTCATCAGAGACCTCTGCAACTTCTTCCACTTCATCAGTAGGATCAGTAGTGGTTTCTTCAACAGTTTCTTCTTCAATAATTTCTTCAATTTCGTCGTTCTTAAATGAGTCCATGTGTCTCGCTCCTTGATTTATAAAAGGTTCAATATCTATTTAGTAACTTAAATGTTTCGCAAAAATCTTGCAAATGCCTGTATTTTAACCTCATCCAAATTCTTAGATGATGCTTGTTTTACTTGTTTCTTAATTTCTTCCACATCTTGCTCTCGCAATCTGCCGTCAGCAAGAACCCATTCCTTGCCTTCCATAATGCCTCGCACAAACGCTTCTGGTGCAGACGGATCTGCAACAATATCAGCAGCGGTAGCGATCTGGTAGTCTTTTTTAACATAATTTACACCATTCTTTTCCTCTAGTGATCCGATACCTCGACTGGATACGCCTAGTTTAGCACCCTCATCAATAAGATTTTTAACAATTTTACCGTATGGGGTATCCATAATCTTGGCGCGACCAATGAAATTTTTCTTTTCCGAGTACAAGTCGGTAATCATATGAGAAACTCGTTCCAAATTAATGGTTGGGCCTTCAGGGTGACCCAATTCTCCGAATGCTCTTTTTTGCTTGATAAAAGTATCGTTATACTCTTTGATTTTCTCGGTCATCATACCATGCTCGTAAATTCTGTTGTTACGATTTTTAGTATCGCACTGCAAGAAAACTCCTTCAATAAAGTAGTTCTTTTGACCAGGCGCAACTTCTTCCACCAGGACTTGTACTTGTTCATTGATATCGCAGAATAATTTCATTGGTTTCTCCGTGTATACTTATTGGCGTGTGCAAAATACAGCGACGACTGATGCGGTTACGCCAGGATTTGTAAAGGTTACCATTCCTGTAGGGGTGCTGGCCAAATTAGGAATTGTGAATCGTTCAAAATCTAGGACGCCTGCACCTCTTGGTACAATAAATGCAGTATAATCTGTTGTGCCTTTAAAAATAATATTTACCGCCGGGCGGCCGCTCGTCGCGCCGTTATCAAATATACCGTAAACAACGGATTTTAGTGCAACAGAACTGTAGGTTAATCCTGTAACAGCATCAGGCCCTGTGGCAGCACCGAATGCGGTTGGGCCAAGAAAAATAGTCGAGTCTGATTGAACAGTACCGTCACATTGAAATTTCACAACAACCTGATTTCTAGTCTGAGAAAGATAATCAATTCTTGGTGTTGCCATTAGATTTCCTTATTCTTGCAAAATTCTAAAACGGTTTCAAAAGTTTTTTTGGATTCAATCAGCATGAGACGAAAAGAATCTTTGCTAGATTCTGCCAATTTATCATGGGTATTGATAAATCTTTTAGCAGAGGCAACAGAGAGACGAACAAGAGAACCGTCCATGAGTTCAACATTTCTTGCTTTGTTTTCCGCAACGCATAATGTCACCAGTTCCACAATTTTTGTAGAAGTTTTATTATAGGAATCTGAGGATTTGGATGACATATTAACGGTTAACCTTTGTAATTTTTCTTGACATAATTAAAGAATTCCTTCTTCTTATCACCCTTTAAATCTGCTGGTGATTTTGCCTTGAATTGCTTCAAGGTTTTTTGAAAGAATGCACGATACTTCTTTTGTTTAGGAGACAATTCTTCCTCATCAATTTCGTATTTGCCGTCCTCACTCATGGAGATTGCATGATCAAGGTCGTCTGTTTCAACCATAGCAGCTTCAGGAATAATCGCACCTTTACCCGAACCGTCATCATACAAACCAGACCACTTATTCTTGGTGGCAGTTTCACCCAACTTTTTGAGTTTTTCTGCTCTCATCTTACGGAAAGATTCTAGTCTGCCAACAGTTTTCTTGTATATGCTTGTTCTGCCGTCAATTTCCACCTTTTCCGCAATGGTGCTATCAGAATCATTTTCTGTTTGCTCTGCGTTGGTTTTTGCTTCGTTGGAAATCATTTCATCCACATAGGTTTTTGTTGTTTTCAATGCCATATCAGGGCCTGCAAACAATTCCCATCGTTTGCCGTTCACATAGGCACGAACAGGTTTCGAGAGACCAAGACCTAATTGTTTAATTGTAATCTTGTGACCCTTGTAATTCATTTCCTTGAAAAAATATTCCTTTTCAAAGTTTGGATCAAGAGAGGAATCCTCATCTTTTGCAACAACTTCTTCCTCTTCCACCTCATCACCTAAACC